GAACGGAGCCGAAGCTCCCCGAGGGACGGCGAAAGGAACCGGAGAAATCCACAGCTCCTGCCCCATGGCAGGCCCCAAAACGGGGACCAGACCTCACTCTACTCGAATCCACCCTCAAACCGCGGAAGTTCACCGTGGAAGACATTGGTGTGGCACTCCAAGCAGTGGGCAAACGAATGCCAACGGACACAAAGGCTCACCACAAGGCGGTCGGGGAAGTTCTCCTCCAAACCGATCTTGCGCCAATGCGTCCCTTGGCAGTCGACGAAGGCTGTGGCGGAAAAATCCGCATCGCCAGTCTCCATCCTGCCTGCTTGGCTCACCAACTCCGGGGAGTCAACTCCATGGTCCTCGACCGTCTACTACGCCAACCCTGGTGCCGACACTTCAACGATACCCGGCCAATCCGAATCCAGCGACGGATCGTCCACGACGAAAAGCATTTGCTTTTCTCGGACGACTGGTCCGCCGCCTCAGACTGGCTCAGATGGGATATCGTCCGAACCGTCACGGCACAAATCACCTCCACGTTCGCCGGACAACTTACCAAGGCCGACCATGCCGCAATTGCGGCGGTCTCCCAGCCCAAGTCAGTCCGACTACACCGTGGAGGCAAAGAGGTGGCGAGGACGCTCCGAGGAGCCCACATGGGGCTCTCCCTCGCTTGGGCTATCCTCACAATCATCAACGGATTTATCACCCACCGAACCTGCTTCAAGATCAATCAGAAGGAAGGCACGGCGTACTACCACGTCAACGGAGACGATTTTATCGGACTCCTCACGAAGAAAGAGATCGACGCGCGCAAGCTACTCACGACCCAAATGGGCCTCAAGTTCAACCTGGCAAAGTCGTTCATCTCTTCAACGCGAGGAGTCTTCTCCGAAAGACATGTCACACGCCGCACCAAACACATCATCAAGATCGAGAAGCACCCAGTGCCAGCGCGTGTGCCATTCAAAGAATGGGACCTATGGTTCCAGGAGTCCGAAGAGGACCGCCAGCGGGGGCAAAAAGCCCCCGTACCATCGGCCAGAATGGCCCAAACACGCCGACACGAGTGGTGGTCCCAGGCAACCGACGTGCTGGGTGCAACTCTTGCAGAACTGGTCGGATACTCCGACCAGTGGCAACGAGTACTCTCCCAAGCACGTCTTGCCCTACTATCATCAGTCCACTACTCTCCACACATCACTCCTCTACAACGCCGTATTGTTCTGCTCACACTTCTACAACTCAACACCACACTCAAACGGCCACACCACATTCCTCTCCGAATCGGAGGAACCGGGATCTCCCATGGTCGCGTCACTGTTCAGGCCAAAGCGCACTACCTCGCGTGGTGTCATACAGGAAGAGAGATGCCCAAGGCCAAATGGCCAGGCAAACAATCTCCTCTGTCGGGAGAGAAACTCCCAGACACCACAGGCGGGTACACGCTTTCCGACCTGTCAACAGATCTCGCGATCAAACGGGACGTCCAGCATCGCCTCAAGGGCATGCCACTGGTCCTCCGAGAAAAGGAACCTCCTCTCGCCCGAATCCAAGGCTGGGTACACAAGCACCACCAGCCCTATCGGGAGGCCATTCGAAAAGGGTCGAGCCGTCCGGTCATCAAAGGAAAAAGAGACACCTCTTCGGGGAAAACCCCTACACAAAGCCTCTCCATTCCCTTCAAAAACAAGACCCTCCAACCATCAGACCTCTTTCCTTCCAAACACTTCAAGAGCATCTCACCTTCACTCCGACGTCATTTCTTCTTGTTTATTACGAGACAATTCTCCTCCTCTCAAAGTCGGTGGACACGGTCTCTTGGCAAAACTGCCAAGCGACCCGCCATACCCCACGTGGTTGCACGCGATATTTGGGCATCAACGAGTCCGACCCAATACCGACTCTCGGGAGAAGTACTGTACCCCAGAATTCTGTTTCCAACGCGAAACAGTTTTCGTGCATTTACTCGGGCAAACCAAAAATGGGATGCCCTTTCCAGCACGAAAACCGCACCGAG